GCGCAAGCGTCCGTGCGGCCGTTCCATGTCGCCCCGACCAATGCACTCGCGATCTTCCGCGGCGATATCGTGGTCATCAACTCCGCATCGATCGGTGTGCAGGGCGCCGGCGACTTGCTGCCTAACATCGGCGCTCCCGGCGGTCTCGTGGTAGGCAATGGCGGCGGCTCGCTCTTGGGCAATGCTTCGATAGCACCCAACGTGTCGCGGTGGGTACCGGGCGACACTACCAGCGTAATCGCGGGCGTCGTGGTCGGATTCGGTCCGATCTCGCTTTACATGGCGAAGAACGGATTCCAATTCATTCCGGCTTCGACCGAAGCGTGGGTTTGGGTTGAGACGGACCCGCAGCTCTACATGGAAGCCACCGTGCCCACGGTTCCGGGCACTGCGTTCAGTCTCGACTTGAACAGCGGTATCGACGTCAAAGCCAATGCCGGCTTCCAGTCAACGCGGTTCGGCATTTCGGGTCTTTCGCTCGACCCGGCGACGATCGCGCTGACTGCGACGCTGCCGTTGCGCCTCGTCAATTCGAGTGAACAGATTGGCAACGATCCGACCTCGCCCGGCTTCGTCGCGCAAGTCATGTTCAACCAGAGCCGCCATTGGCGCGGTGGTGCCGGCTTCACCGCCGACTAGTCGCTTTTCTTTTTCGATCACAACGAAGGACACGGAACATGTTGGACTACGGTAAAAGTTGGGCACGACGCCTTGCGCTCAATACTCTGGCCGCGCTTGCGGCTGCGGCGTTGCTGTCATCCGGCGCGATGGCGCAAACCTCTGACAAGTCGCCGCGCTACATTCAGAGTCAGCAGTGGGTAGACCTGGGCAACGGCCCGACGGAAATTCTGCCGATTGAAGGCAACGGGCTACTCTACTCGTCCGGTTCGGGCGGCGTCGGAACGTCTGCGGGCACCACTGCGTTGACGCTCGCTGCGGCGCCCGCCCTCGCGGCCAATTTCCCGCTTGTCGGCGCGGTCATCACGTGTGCGGCGTCCAACACTGTCAGCCCGTGCACGATTCCGGGCGGTACCACCATCACGGCGTTTAACGGCACCACCGGCATTACCACGTCGGTCGCCACGACCACCACCGCCGCGAACCTCGTATGGGGCGCTGCGTGCCCTGCGGCGACTGGCGTCAACGTGCCAGGCGTCAACCCCGATACGCTGTCGGGTCTTCTTGGGCCGCTGAGTTCGTCGTGGCCGCTCCGGTTCAATCCGTCGGGCAATGCGGGCGCCCCGATGTACACGACTGCACGGCTTTGCGTGTACGGCGGGATGCAGAACGGGCTTACTTTCGCTCAGTTCCCGATCGGCGCGCACTAAAACTGACGTGAATTCCGGAAGGGGTTGCGACGATGGCGCTTAATACCGTACCGCGCAGTTTTCAATATTTTGCCGCCATCACTACAACCCCTGCGGATTTTAACCTGGACGCGGGTATTTACGCGTTTGAGTTTCTTTTCACGGCGGGCAGCGTGCAGCTCCAAAAGCTGATGCCCGACGGCACGACGGTAATCCCCATAACCGCGGCACTCACCGCGACCACCTATACGACGATTCAGATTCCGGCAGGGCAATATCGTTTGGTTGTCGTAACCGGACCGGCAACCGTCGTAATCGAGAAGATCGATCGAGCACGGTCGTAACCCACAGGAGCACACCATGTTGCGAAGACACCTTGAGGACATGCATACCGCGCTGAAGGAGCTGGAAAGCCACGCGCGGAAATTGCCAAACCAGAATTTTGCCGATATCGTGAAATCGGCGCACGGCAAAGTCCATCAGCTTGTGCATCACCCCGATATCGATGTGGTGCACAAGCAAATAACCGGAGCGACAGACCATGAAGCACGTGCACACGGGTCCGATGGGAGTGCAGTTCACGAAGAAAGTGCACAATCGGTACCCGGAAAAGCTGATGTCCGCCAAGGTGGAACGCCGTTCCCCTCTTAACGGCAAACGGCGGTTTCCGCAGACGGCCAAGGCGAGCGCGCGGTCAAAGTAATGCCGGCAGCGCATAGGAGGTTACCATGGGTACACGTTTTTGCGGGCACAAGACGGCCTTCAATCCCGGCGGCGACAATGACGTTGACCCGAATCCGCTCGGACCGTCCACGACGAATTACAAGGGGCGCGGAGCGGTTCCCGCCGGTGTGATGAAGCGCCACGCGGGACAGACGGCTGATATCAGCGGAGGCAATCGACGCACCGCGAGGTCGGCGCACGGCGATGGCGGGGGTAGCGGAACCGTCTTCCATGGCTTTGGTGCCTTTGGGAACCGCGAACGCGGTGCGGGCTCCGGACGCAAGCCTGGGGGCATGGGCGGGCGCCGCAAAGACAATGACGCCGACGATCGAAAGTAGGCGTTCATGCCCCGGCGGTATGAGGCCATCAAACGAGAATTGCGCATCGGCCATCCTACGATGACCGATGCGCTGGTCAAGAAGCACGCGGCAATGATCTTCAACGGCACGCGTAAAAAAGGCCAGAAGCCGGTCACGAGGAAATCGAAATGAAGACCTTTCGTACCTTCGCACTTGCGCTGTTGCTGTCTTGCGGTGCGGTTTCCGCACAGCAGATGGACATGGCCCCGTCAAACGGGCTTCTCAACGGGCCAGGCATTTGTTCGGCCGCTTGCCTGAACACGACCCTTTTAGGTCCGATCGATACCACGAATTACCCAGGAATCAGCGTTCAGCTTCTTCAGCTTGGAACCGGAGTTTCGGTTACTTTTCAGGGTTCGAACGATCCTGTCTGTTCTGCCGCTTCGAATTGGGTATCAGTTGGTGGATCGTACACTACCCCCGGCGTCACTCCGGGACCCGTCGTCACCATCGGTACCGGATTTGTAAATACAACGCTTACGTTTCCGAAAAGCACGCGATGTTTTCGCGCACAAATTACGGCGTACACATCCGGCACCGTACAGGGCCAAGGCTATCTGCTTTCGTCTCTTGGCGCTCAATTCCCTGGTTCGCAATCCATAAGTGTCAATCCGTATCCCGTGTCTCCTAACGGCGTTGCAGCCGTTCCGATCACTGGCAATGCGACGGGAACTACTGGCGCCGTGGTCGGCACGCTTGCCGGTGTAGCAAACAAGACGACTTACATTTGCGGTTTTCACGTTGACGCGATTGGCGGTACTGCTTCGATCGGTCCCGTGACACTGGCGGGTATCGTCGGTAGCTCGATGGTGTTCCAAGGATCGTCAACTGCGGCAGGGGGTGCCGGCATCCCGTGGCAGCAATTTACTCCTTGCCTTCCAGCAAGCGCCGCCAACACCGCCATCACGATTACGACAACGGCGGATGCTACGGCTACCGCTGTAGACGTTAATTCTTGGGGGTTTCAGCAGTGACCTTTTACCGTCCCGGCGGTTCCACAAAAAGCATCAATCGCCAGTACGATTGCGTGTACGCGGATGCTGCCGGGCTCTTCACTGGATGGCTGCCGATCAATAAAGGCGATACTGTCGCGGTGAATATCGCCCGCGCGTCCATCGTCTTTGTCAACGCAGCACAGAGCACGGTTACCATGTCGCCCATTGCGCCGGAAGCCACGGTGCTCATGGAAATGCGGATGTTCGGTGTGGACCAGCAATCCGCCTCGCCGCTTGCCGGGCTGTGGCCTATCGATCAATGGCAGAACATGGTCGTGGCTACATCGCGTCGTGCGGTGCGCTCCGGGTGGGTACGATTGCGTATTCTAGCCATCAATAACGCAGACGGTACCGGGATCAATATGGCGCTGGCCGTGAGCCGCACGGGCGAGTCGGGCGCTGTGACCTGATGGGCTTCGATACCGGCACGATTCAGAGCGGCGTTTACTCCCAGGCAAAGCAGTTCGGTTCGATCCTGCGAGGATTCGGGCCACCCGTTCCGCAAGCTGGCGTGATCGGGGACCTCTATCTCGATACGCTGCTATGGACGTTGTACGAGAAGCGGTCCAACGATTCCGGGGGCGGTGTGGACCCGTGGGGGCGTTATCTTTTCGCCGTCCCAGTGGCGTACCAGCCGCAGTTGAAATGGTTCAGTACATCACTGCCGGACGATAGCATAGGGGTTCCAGGTGATTACTGCCTGTCGTGGGCGGGCTTCGGCAACTACGGCCTGCAACCTTCGATTTACGGACCGAAAAATTCCGGCAACACGTGGTCGGAAAGCGGCAATGGACCGACTACGGCAATCATCGGAACCAACTCCGGCTTCGTCTTTCCGCTCGGAACGGCTGACGAAGGTGTGCAAGTTGCGTACAGCACATCCACACAACTGATCGTTGCTGGTCTTGTGGACGAGTACGTATTGGCCACACCGGTTGCCAATGTCGCGGGAACTCTCGTCTACAAAATTGGGTTGCAAAGCATTCCGGTACGCGTTGCGGTGATACTCAATCCGCTATACACTGCTGCCGATCGTCATAGCATGTAGGAGGCTATAATTTCCGGCTTCGATAATGGCACGCTTCAGCACGGCGTCTACTCCCAGGCGAAGCAATCGGGCTCGATCCTGCGGGGCTCCGGACCGCCGGTGCCACAAGCTGGCGTGATCGGGGATCTCTACATCGACACGGTCGCATGGACGCTGTACACCAAACGATCGAATGACGCGGGCGGCGATGTGGACCCGTGGGGCCACTATCTTTTCGCGGTGCCGGCGACGTACCAGCCACAGTTGAAATGGTTCGGCACGTCCGCGCCGACAAACGATATTGGTGTCAATGGCGATTACTACATGCTGTGGGCGGGCTTCGGCAACTACGGCGTCGGGCAGCCATCGATTTACGGGCCGAAAGCTGCGGGTGCGTGGCCGGGCGCCCCGAGCGGAGTAGCTGTCGTGCTGAACCCGATCTACACCGGTCTTGACACGCACGCCGTCTAAATCTGCGCAAGTTGGGGATTGAGCCATGGTGAAAAAGAGCAAGACCACCAAGAAATCGACTTCGCGAGAACCTACGGGTGCGGCATATCATCGCAAGATGGCCGCCACGCACCACGCAAAGGGCAGCCTGCACAATGCGAAAGCGGATTTGTTGGAGGCTCAAAACCCGCCGAAAAAAGGCAACACCGTAAGGCCATATTGACATGGCCTATAATCCTTCAACCGATTTTCTGGCGCTACTCCGCAGCACGGGCGGCGGTGTGCGTACAGAGCAAATGCCGGGCCTGGATTACGTCGTCGCTGCATTGGCGCGTGCGGGATTCATCAACCTTGTGGTGAGCGCGAGTGCGCCGACCTCGAACCAAGCAACCACTGTCTGGTTCCAGCCGGCATCCCCGTCGTGGTCCGCAGAGGGCGTGCTGTTTTTGTGGAATGCAGCGGCTGTGGCGTACCAGCCGGCAACGCCAGCGTTATGGGCTGCGCTTCTCGCACCGATCGCGGCCGGATACGCTTTCCAGTCGATCACGACCGCCGCGGGCATCATAACGGCGGGGACCTCTTTGCTCGCTGTACAGCGGGTAACGCCGGCCGCCACGAGTTTGGTCCTGCCCAACTTGCTAGGGCAATTCACCTCTGGCAAGAAACTACAAATCGTGGATTTTTCCACGGCCGTTACGAATCACACCATCACATTGACGGTTCCTGACACCGCGACCATTATGCAACAGCCATCTTGGCAGTTGCTTTCAACCCCCGATCAGCTAGCGGGGGTTATGCTGCAACCGTCTCCCGACCTCAACGCATGGATCATATTGCCATGATGAAATACCTCGTATCCGCCGCCGTTGCGCTGTCGCTGCTCTCCGCGAGCGCACAAGCGCAGTGGCAAACACCGAATCATTCGGTCCCGATCGGCCGCGGGATGGGCGTCATCGGGCACGGCAACGTGCCGCCCGGTGCGCTAGGTCTGCCGTTCTTGGGCCAGGGTCCTACCACTGATCCGGCTTTCGGTGCGCTGTCGCTCAGTGGCGCGGGCGTCACCGGTAACCTCCCCGTCGGCAATCTCAATGGTGGCACGGGTGCCGGTACAGGGACATTCTGGCGCGGTGATGGGACGTGGGTTGCGCCTCCCCTGAGTCCCTTCAGTTTCGTTACCAGCATGGTCAATGGAACGATCACTCAATCGCAAGTTGGCAATGCGCAGACCTTCGCCGTCAAGACGCTGACCGGTGCCGACCCGTCATCGGGTAATCCGGTGACTTTCATGTTCCGCGACGTGTCAGTGGCAGCCGGCGATTACGTGGTGCGTACCGTCACTGCGCCGCTCTCGATCACCATCCCGGCCGGACAGACGGTAGGTTTTACCAACGCCACGCCGGGCCGCGTGTGGATCGGTGCGCTCGACAATGCTGGCACCGTAGAGCTGTTCATTATTAACTGTCTCAATTCCAATCCGGCGGCGTTCTCTGTCTATCCCCTTCAGGGGTGGGGCATCATAAACACCGCCGCGGTGTCCGGGGCGAACGCGTCCACAGTTCCATATTCGGCGACGGCGCGTACCTCGCTTGCCTACGTGACGCTCGGCTATGCTACCTGGGAGGTCGGCGGCACACTGGCGACCGCCGGACAGTGGATCACGGCGCCGACCCGGATGCAGCTCTTCCAGGCTGGATCGGTGCCGCTGCCGGGACAGTCGATTCAGCACCAAGCGGCTATCGTCAATGCTACCAGTACCACAGCTAGTGCGACCTTCGTGGCGTTGACAAGTCAGCAGGTCAGTATCACGCCGACATCATCAGCCAACGTGATGCGGGTTGAAGGTTATGGCACGATGAGCGGGTTTAGTGCTTCGTCAACCGCTCCAACGGCAAGCGTTCGGTTGTCGCGCGGGACCGTAGCTAATACCAATCTGTTCGGCAACGAAGCTGCGGGCTCCTTGAACAACAACACGGGGAGCGTCGGGTCTAGTTATCCGGCTGCAATGGTCGGCTACGATTTTCCCGTCACGTTAAACGTTGTCACCTATGCGGTGCAAGGGAAAGCATCGAGTATGACGTTGTTTTACAGCTCCACGATAACGTCCATAGGTGTGCAAGAGATCATGGGCGCTCTGGAGGAACCGGCGAACGACAACGGCAATCTGGAGATGACCGGATGACTACGCAAACAGCGCTTTCGGTCGGCGGGACGCTTGGCGTCTTGCTGTCCAACGTGTCAACTGCGATCCTGACCACCAACTCGCTAATGAAGAAGATCACATTCCACAATCCGGGGAGCGTGATCTTGTACGTGTGCCCGACGCTTGACATCAATGGCGGTGCACTCGTCGCCGGCGCCGGGCAGGCCGGCAATTATGCGATATACCCCGGGGCTACGTTGACGTTGGAAGGCGACGGCGTAGCGGGCTCGTGGCTTGGCGCGGCAGCAAGCGCGGGTTCCAATCCTCTCACCATCAGCTTGAGTGAAACGCTATGAGATACCCCGCTTTCGCGTTATTGGCTTGCCTCATGTCCTGCGGTCCGACGCCGGCAATGGCACAGGGCTGCGGTCCGGCGAATCCGAATTGCATCGTCCCGACCGCGCCGACTGGTACCAGCAACAACCAAGCAGCCTCGACAGCCTTTGTCATGGGAGGTATGGGCGGCGTCATGCTTTCCGGGCCAGCGGCGGCCGGCAACGTGCCGGTTGCTACCAGCTCGTCCGCGGGCGTATGGGAGAGCTTCTCGCTCGGCATCGACGCCTCAATCGGTGCGACGCGCGGGAGCATCCTGGAGCGCGGGGCGGCATCGTGGGGCATCGTGGCGCCGGGCACGTCTGGTCTTCCCTGGGTAAGCAACGGCACTGGAGCCGATCCGGCATACCAAGCGTTGACGAATGCTGGCCACGCCAACGCACCGGCCAACACCGTCAAATGCAATCCGACTGGATCGACGGCGGTCATACAGGATTGTACAGTCAGCCAGGTTTTCAATAGCAACCCATGGGTTGACGTAAAATCCGGGACCAACAGTTGCGCCGCGGCCGTTGGCAATGGATCGACTGACGATACGACGGCGATCCAGTGTCAAATTACGTTCATGAACGTTACCTTCGGCGGCGGCACGGTCTTCTTTCCTTGCGCCACCTATCACGTAACTGCGACGCTGACCGTCCCCGGCGGTGTGAGGCTCAAAGGAGCCGGCCGAAACTGTGCGGTCGTCAGCGCCGGCAATAACGATGTGGAGGTCCTCAATTTCACCGGCGGTGGTAACACGTACGGCGGTCTGGAAGATATGTGGATCGTCGGTGACCTGCTTGGCGGCGCGTTGACGAAGAATCTCGTTGTAGTCAACGTCAATACGCCCGTTGTGTTCCGTAATTGCATGCTTTGGGGCGGCAATTTTGCTTTGCAATCCGATGGTGTGGACGGCAGTTTTACCGACTGCTTCATCATGGGGACGGGCAGCAGCGGCGGTGGTATTCACTCACTGGGAGCTAATTGGTACCAAAGGGTTAAGCTCGATACTATCGGGGTTACTGTTGCCTTTGGTTACCAGCAAGGCCCGAATGCCGCCGTCATGGAGAATCATTTCATTAATAGTGATTTTTCAGGTAGTTTCAGTTCAAATAGCGTGTCAATTGTCGATAGTAACAATCAGGCCGTTACGACTTTCCAGGGGAGTGTTTTTTCGAACTCGATCAATATAACCGGGGGTAAATATACGATGTTCGTTGGTGACGAATTCGGCGTAGCAAGTGCCAGTTCCGTTAACATGTCGATCGTCGGCAGCTTTGGGTTTTCAGCTCTGACGATGACCGGAACTGGCGTACGCAGTTGTGCAGGAAACTCCAATATCACATGCTAACGCTACTGCATGTTTTCGATTAGCTCGGCAATGATACTCGTGGTTGTGCGTCGGGTTTCTCTGGCCTTGCGCTCCAATTTTTTCTTCTCTGCATTTGTCAACCGAATATCGACACGGCACGGCCGTCCGGGCTTGGTTTTTGTGGGCATGGGCGTGGGTTCCTGCATCCAAGGGTAATTGCTCATGTGACATCCTGTACATACGTTTCTGTACTTTGTCAACCATCCACTGCCATAGATACTGCGCACGCGTCAAGTCGGTCTGGGGAGCGCCCAATCGCTTTGTGGATGTTAACTTTTGGCGTCATGAACAGCCGCATTTTTTCGTCACGCCGGCAGCCGCCACCACCCCATTTGTAAGCGGCAGCTTCTTCTGAAAGCAGTTTGTCATTGGGCATCGACACGTCGCCTTGCAACCACCGTTGGAATTTATCGTGTAGTTCCGATCTCCTGTTGCCGTACAATACATCGTTCAGGGCGCCCCAGGCGAAATTTACGGCGACTACTTTTTCTGCGCCATACTTGCGCATGCGAAGGCGTACAGCGTCAACTAGGCCCTTGCCAACTCCAGTCACGTCAATCGCTATCGCATCCATGCTGAATCGCTCATACGTTTGAGCAAGCCAATCTGCTTGCACATTGAAATCTCGATTCGCCAGCTCACCCCAGACGCGCGCCCCGATCGCGGAGCCTTGCCGGTCGCACACGAACGGTTTGTCCTGCCCGTCGCCGGCAGGGTCCACGCACAGCAATTTCAACGCGCCGGCGGAAGGGTTCGGCTTGCGAAGCATAGCAGCGCTGACGACAGACGCGGGGAAGAAATCAAGTGTACTGTCGGCCATGAAGCACTCATCATATGTGGCCGGGTACTCTTGTCGCGTCAGCCGATGTATTTTTTCGGGCTGGCCACCGTTCATGGCAGCGATAGTATAATTCTGCAACCAGAACCAGTACAATTGCTCCCGATCGAAGCCATGGAACTTGGCGTAGTCCTCAAAGTCCTTCGGTGCTTTCCAGCCTAGCGGAACCTCTGTACGGTACTCTGGCATTACACTCCAGGGTAGGAAATGTAATCGCCACGGCCCTTTATTCTGGCCGACGTGCGCCTCTTGGCACATATTGTAGAACATGCCAGACTGACCATTGCCGGTGCTCTCCATGGCAATTTCTGTGCCTTCGATGTTCTGCACAGTCTGCAACAGGCCGGATGACAGGTCTTCCGTGTTATCGAAAAACGCGGCTTCCGATAAGTGCAACAAGTGGAAATCATCGGAACGGCCGATATTACCGCCTTCCGCTGAACCGACTTTGTACAGCGATTTGAGCTTGTCAAAAATCAGTTCGTACGCATTCGATGCTCCAAGATGAGGGCGTGCGCTTGGCGGAAGCCCATTGTAGAATTCTTTGACCTCGCGGTGCAAGTTGGCAGCGCTGTCGGATCGGTGCGCCACGATTTGCGCGCGTCGGCCCCTCTCCGTGGCGGTGCGGTGAAAATAACGCCCGCCCACGTATGTACTGACGCCCATGCGTCGTGCTTTCGGGATGAGCGCCCGCACCATCCCGAATATTTTTTTTTCGTCTTGCACTTTGGCGTGCAACACGCGCTGTGCGCTGTTCAAAATAAACGGTATGCGCTCGCCACCCTGTCGAGGGCGTACACGCAAAAACGTCTCACGATATTTGTCAAAATCAAGCAGCCTGGTCCGCACGTCTTCTTTGCTTGGCGGGACTGGGGCGAACCAAGGATATTGCATGCGTGAGCTACTTGCTGGAGGACCTTTTCAACTCGAATACGTCCTTTTTTAGTTCTTGCACGTCTTGGCGCAATGCAACCATCCGTTCCTCGAATTTTGCTAGCGCGATTAGGACATCCGTGATTTTCTTGATTTCCGTCTGCAAGCCATCAATCATCTTGCTTTGTCTGTTGTTGCTCCATTCGATCCTCTGGAGCCGCCCTTTAAGGGCAAAATACCCGCCTATCCCGGTAACGACGAAACCAACAAATGTCAGAACGTGACCGAGATTGATAGTGTTGTCGAAGGTGACCACGCGGGTATCTCCAAGTCAAAAATAATGGGCGGGCACGTACCGGCCGCCGCCCGAAGACCGCCTCTGCCGGGAGGATTAGAACGCGAAGCTTACGCGACCGGTGATCTCATTGGCCGCCGCTTTCATGGTGGCGTTATACGCCGATGACAGCGTGGGATCGGCCAAGATCACGCCATGCGTTCCCCACTGCTCATAGAGGTATCGAAAGCCGACGATGACGTGCGAGTTAACGGCCCAATCGACGCCGACGCCGGCAGCCCATCCAGCGTGAACGTCATCGAACGCCCCGTTGATTCCGCCCGGAAGCAGGAACGATTGCAGGTTGGAATTCTGCTTGATCTCCGCAAACGACGCGCCACCGGTGCCATAGAGCATGACGTCGGGCAGGACGAGTACACCGAGCTTGGCCAGCGCTTCGGCTTTCCACGGGATCGAAGCAGCCGACGCGACGGTAAAGAGATTGCTGACGCCGGCTGCTACCGCGGTGACGGACGAACTGGAGTTGATGCTACCTACCGACGCATCGGCTTCCAGGCCGAATACGAGAGCCGGGGCGAACCGGTAGTTGAATCCGGCATGCAGGCCGCCGGTAAACCCGACCGCACTCGGTCCGATGACGCCCGGGTCCCCGAAGCCGGGTACAGTGGCAATCGCGCCGGACGTGGCGCCGCCAAGCGGGAAGGCGGAGAATTGACCGCCGGCCTGGATGCCAGCGTAAAACCCAGTCCAGGAATACGCCGCGAGCGTCGGCGCGAAGGGTGCGGCTTTCGTTGGGGACATGTCCGCTGCATGCGCATGATCGCCACTGGCAATCACAGCCGCGGCAAAAGCAACTTTCTTCCAGAATTTCATATTCGAATCTCCTTACGGACTCCATGTCCGTTCACACTGTATGACACATTCCGCGTTTACTGACTGTACCCAAAAAGACACACGCAGTAGAAAAGTCTCGCGGCGATCGACGGTAAAGGAATCAAAACCCATCAATCGCCGCGCCGCGGTCCCGCCGTCGGGGCTTATAGGGTGACCAACCAGCGGGCGCAGGAACTCAGGTCTTGGTTACGGGCTGTGTGGACGGCGACGGGTGTTCGGCCAGCGCTGGAGCGTTCGGCTTGCCGCGGGTCAGGTGATTGATAACGTCGGTGACCGCTTGTTCGTCGGTCTTGCCTTCGGCCTGCGCAACAGTGTGCACCGCATCTTTGGCAGCGCCGAATAGCGTGTAGACGAGTTGTAACCAGTTCATTTGGTAGTCTCCTTCGGTTGTGCCATGCCATGCAATGGCGGTGGTGAAAGATTACGCGGTGACAGCAAGTCCTTTTTCAAATAGGACAGCCTCATGCTCACGGCGGTTCCTCAAATCGTCGCTGTTCGGCCATAGCCGCTTCATTGAGCGGAACATTGCTGGAATGGCGCGGAAATCGTGTGCCACCATGGCAATCCGAATCAAGCGCATTTCGCGGTACTTATCGGTTACATCGAAGGTTGCGCGCTGCCGGGTGAAGCTATCACCGCGATTGAAGGCAAGCGATACCAAAGCGCCAAAGGAATCGCCGGACAGTTTGTCAGTATTCGGTAAATCGTGCTGCACGATTGCTTCCCATTTTGGCACGTCGCGGTTGCGAAATACGTCAAGCGCTGTATTCCATGGCACCTCGATGGTACCGCGTAGTTCATGAGCATGGGACCGCGCCGCTGACCCTTTGATGCCGATCACGCCTTCTAATGCGTTAATCATCTGGCGTGGTAATTTATCGCCCCAATCGCGTTGCAATTCATTGTAAGTGGCGTAGCCGCAATCATAACCACAACCGATCGTGACGCCGGAAGCACCACCCGGCCAATCAGCCGAATGCTCTTTGCGTTTGTAGTAAGTTTCCCCACCGGTTTCTTCCTGAACGATCAAATCAAAAGCAGCTTGCGAGATTTTCATGATCTACACCCTGATTCGGAATCCGGGGCCACTGAACTGCCCCTTGGTACCGTCCTTGTCGCCGACGCTGCTAGTGTATTTGCCGCTCATGTCTTTGTTGCGCGGGTCCATGCCAGCATAGAGACTTTGCAACATCTGCCGATTCCGTTTGCGTATGTGATCGCCGATTGCTTTGGCGCGCGCGAACAGAAGCGGCCGAAATGCTTTGCCGGTTTTGTCTGTACCAGCAACGAGGTCATCGAAAAGCTTCGATAATTCTGGATCGGTAACTTGACGGAACCCCTTGTTGTGGGCGTCTGCAATTTCTTGCGGGATGCTATTGATGATCCGGAATTCCCATCCTGGGTACTTTTCCTTGTCCGGGATGTACAGCTTCAACGGCCTGTCCAACATGAGTTGAGCCATGATGCTGTCGATGTTCTGCGGTTCGTTGAACGGCGACAGCGAAGCCGTGGCGTCGCCGGGTCCGGGCGCCTCTGGCATTGCCGGCGGCGGATTCGGAATCAGGTTAGGCGACATGCCAGGAAATGGCGACATGGACATGGGCTATTTCTTCCCCTTGGCGTTGCGCTGATGCATGGCGTAATGGCTTTCCAACGCTTTGGCAATATAGGTTTCCCGTCGTTCTTTTGGAGCGTTTGCGGGTACGAACTTGTCAGCCGAACGTTTGATCTCTGCCTGCACCTCTTTCGGTGCTTCCGACAGTTTGGTCCACGGGCCGGACGAGGCGCGACGCGGTGTGCGGTTGGTGGCGTCCGCTTCACCGGGTGCGTCCGTGCGCCGGCGTGATTTATCGGGCTTTTTGCTTTTGCCTTCTGCGTCATCGGCGTCCGGATCGTCATCAGTGTCCGGATCGTCATCAGCGGCCGGATCGTCATCAGCGTCCACATCTTTTTTCGGCGTAGCAGCCGGCTTAAATTCCTCATCGACTGCTTTGACGATTGCCGTGGCGAAGGCTTCCGCAGTGGAAAACTTTTTCGGGTCCATGGTCTTGCCAAATTCAAGCGCCTTTGCCGATCGTTTCGGATCGGTCCCGAACCACGCTTGTTTGTCGAGGTGACCGCGGATTTCAGCATCGCCATACGGTGCTGCTTTGGGCGCTGTCGATACCGCCAGCTTCGCGATATCGTCGGAAATCTTGCGGGCCGCTTCTGTGTTGCCTTCGGTCACTGCGGCGTCAAGCTGTGCCTGCAAGCCGCGCACAGCTTGGTCGCGCATCATGGTTGCAAGGTCAGTCATGGCGTGGCCTCTTGGGTTGATACATCATTGGGGGCTTCGCCGACATCAACTGTGATCGGTGGATGCGACCGCCCAAGGATTCGAACATGCACTGAGGCGCCAGCATTTAGCGCCCCCAGTTCTCGCGGTGTGGGGATCCAAGCTGTTACCATTGAAGGCGTATCTGTGCCATTGACAGTACAGCGGATAGCTTCGTCGCGCACGGGCAAACCCATGTAGCCTTGTGACTTTCCGAGTACGCGCGTCGCCCCCTCGATGTGGCCGACCTGCATCACACAGCTTCCTTGCGGCTGCTGAAATTGAAATCCGCTGCCGGCGCCGTGCTGCCGGCGTCTTCTGCGTAGTCCCATTCAAGAGTGTCAGGATGCGGCATGTGCGCGGCTGGTATGATACCGATCACGTCATTGAAGCTGGAGATATAGCGCCAGCCCGACGTTGCCATGAGTTTGCCGCCCTGGATCATCGTGCCGGCGAACGGGCGAAACAGTACCCAGTCCCCGACATTGACGCTCTGCCGACCTAACCCGCCTTCGCCATCCTTGTAGGTGAACGCGAGCGGCCCCATCGCGAATACGCGGCCAGCCATGACGTTGTGTTGCATCATGTCGCGCGTAATATCGGCCGTCAGAATGTTACCGATTTTTGACGGCGGCATGGGCAGGCGAACGATCACCATGTCGCGCGCCGGCTGCACGTGCTCGTGCGGGATTGAAAATGAATGGACTCCAACGCCGCTCACGTTTTGGCCTCATCTGCTGTTTTGTGGGTTGTACCCACGGACGTTGCTGCGTTACAGCGCGTACTCGCAGGCATGAATTCGTCCGCGAGTTTGCGAAGCTGATGCGCTTCAACGATAAGCTGATGCGCTTCGTGCTCCAAGCGGGCAGCATCCGCTAGCAGAGCAATATGCCTGCGGATGCGTTGCTGATGGATTTCCCAATCACTCACGTCGTGCCTCCTTCTAAGACTTTACGGACCTCGTCCGCAGGTTTGGATAAAAGACGTTCTACCTCACAGAAGGCCACTGCCCGCCCCTGTGTTACCGGCTCCACTGCCTGACCCGCCAGGAATGAGTCCACCGCCGGCATTTTGCGGCGACGCAGGTACCGCATCAGCGCTTGCGTTTCCGGACTGACCAGCCACTCCGTCAAGGCTTGTTCCTGCATTTCCCGCGTCCTGCATCATTTGTTGTACAGCCTGTTCAAGTTGAGCCATGGTCAGCAACGCTTGCTGGTTGTTTATCATGCCGCCACTCGCTTCGACCATATTGAGCAGCGCTTGCGTGAGTTGTACGGCGACGGCCCCGGTAACTTTGATATTCTCTGTACGTTGTTTCATCAACGCCACGGCGCCGTCAAGCTTTTCTTTCGGCGTTGCTTGCGGCTGCGGTGGCTGGCCGATCAGTTTTTCCGGATTGGGCAGTCGCAGAGTCTCGCAAAACCGCTTTACGCACTCTTGAATATTGAAACTACCCGGTACTTTCGCGCCCAGTTCTATCGCCTGCATATAGATACCCCCGAGTGCAGAGCGGTGCATTTCGGTTGCAAGCTGCGGGTCGGCGGTCACCGCAACGCTACTAGGGTTCGCCGGCTGCGTACCGTCGGGCAGCATTCCGTATGCCGCTGCCATCTGCACGAACATGCGAAACTCTTGCGTCATGGACGCAACCATACGGCGGTGTACGGCGGATTGGACTTGTGTACCGCTGTCTATGACACCGCGTGCCATCGTTGCCGTCATGGACGCAGGGGCGTTTTCAAGCAGATTCAAGGTGCCCGCTAGACGGTCGCCTAGCGTCATGATCTTTTCAAGTACCTGCACCGAACCGGACGATACTGATTTTATCGGGAGCGGGGAGAATACTTTGTCCAATGGCATGCCATCGGTTGGGAGCACGACTAGTCGATTGCCTTTCAATTCGATCTTGTCGGGCATTCCGAACTGACTGCCGCCGACGATACCGCCGTTTTCGCTTTCGCTCTTTGCGGTATCCACGATCGATGCAAGCAGCCGATCGGCTGAATTTTCGACACGGGACAGCAATTTTCCGAAACCCATGGGGAGGAAGCCACCTTTAGGGTCCGGAAGAAATCTATATGGGTAGAAGCAACGTATCGGGTTAAAATACAGCGCTTCGTCGGTATTGATTACTGTGTTTTTGGACCACAACGGCGTGACGCGTACGACTTCTGCGTAGTCGTCTCGCGAAATGAGAACAGTCCATGGTTCGTCGATATCGTCACCATCCAAGTCGAGCCAACAATCGCACTCGTAAAACTGCTTCGGCGCCTGCGGATCGTTTTCATCGTATTGTGGATCGTAATCGACATAGTGTCCGCGTTCGATAGAACGATTGATCTCGTACGGGTACCGTTCGAATTGATCGGTGATCCGCGGTGCTCGCTCGATCGATCGCACATTGGCGTTGACAATTACGTCTGTGCATGCGCGAAAGTAGGAGTGAAAAACCCGGTCTTCGGGATTGAATCGTCGCTTGCGCCATGCGAGCCCGGTTACTGACATGTGCACCACAAGCGGGTCCGTGTCCAAGGTCCAATTCGGGTCGTAAGTGCGTAATTGACTGGATACCCACGACGCCAATGCTTCGCCGCCGGGTTCGCTGGCCTTGGCAAGATCGGGCTCACCAAGTAGTGCATCAGTGGCGCGAGCTGAAAATTGGATGACAGCCGAAAGCGTCATTTCGGTTGAAGGCGGTGATGTTTCGTTCGAACCTTCCTGTTCGCGGTCTTGTGGTTTGGAGGTATTCCCTTCGGCCGTAACCGTGTCGAGATAGCCGCGCGCGTCATTGAGCCACTCGCTCATGGATTGTTCGTCCACGGCGATAAGCTCAATCAAGTCAGTCGCGAGTCGGCGACGTTCTTCCGTCGTCATTTTTTCGGCCAAGTTGCCGAAAGAGTCCGGATCGCTGATATCGAATTCTAGGATGGGGCGTTCCATGGCCTGTCATACACCGTTTTGGAGGACGCGTCAACGATAGCACAGTCTCATCCCCTGAATTTGACATTTTACCGTGCTTTGATACTGTTCGGGAATCTCTCACCGCGGGCGCTCTGGCATTAGGCCAGCAAGATGCCAACAGGAGGCTTTTTTGCAGGTCATTGATCGCAGTTTGCAGGCGTCACAATACTGGCCGGGCCTGTTCGCCCTTTTCGGCATGGATTACGAACGACTGCTTCCGATCTACACGCAGTTCTTCGACATGAAGCCGTCCGAAAAGGCATTCGAAGAATTCATGACGGAACGCGCCGGCCTGGGCCTCGCTGTGCAACAGCCCGAACTCGAACCTGTACAGTTCGACGTACCGAATGAAGGCTACCGCACGCAGGTTACGCATGCATCGTACGGGCTCGCAGTCGCGATTTCGCGGGAAGCCAAGGACGACAATCTGTACGAAGATGTCGGCGGACGCATGATGAAAGAGCTTGCTTTCAGCGCGCGCCAGACGGAAGAATACATCGCTCACGCGCCGCTGCAGGTTAGTGTCGATGCCGTAAACGGCGTGCGCGCCGATGGTGTGCCGCTCGGCTCCGCAGCGCATCCTACGGCGTCCGGCGTCCAGTCCAACTTGCTGATCGCGGCGAACGTATCCGAACTGGCATTTGAGAATGCCGTGATTCAGGTCTCGTACACGCGCAACGGTCGCGGATTCGTCATCAACGTGCTTCCCAAGCGCGTCATTTTGTCGCCGGAGTCCGGACCGGAAACCCGGCGCATCCTTGGATCACCGCTGCAGTGGAACGCACAAACCAACAATATCAACGTGTTGCGTGCCACCGGCGCGCTGCCGGAGGTCGTGGAAACGCCGTACCTGATCGACAAAGACAACTATTTTCTGCAAACGTCGGAGCAGGACAAGGACAACGGTCAGGGATTCACGTTCTGGGAGCGTTCGCAAATCGAAACCCGCGAAGACAGCAACTGGAGCAATCAGGCGTCGCT